AACAACAGATTATGGTCATTTTTTGATAGATTTAGCCACAAAATACAATGATGCACTACTTATAGTAGAGAATAATAATATAGGATGGGCTACAATACAGACTATCATAGATAGAGGTTATAAAAATTTATTTTATCAATCAAAAGATTTACAAGTAGTAGATGTTGAACATCAAATGAGTAACAAATACAGAGCACAAGACAGAAATATGGTGCCTGGTTTTTCAACAACAGCAAAGACTCGACCATTAATTATAGCTAAAATGGAAGAATATGCAAGAGAAAAATTAGTTAATATAAAATCAACACGATTGATTGAAGAATTATTTGTTTTTATATATAAAACAGGTTTAATAAACTCAAGAGCAGAAGCTATGAAGGGGTATAATGATGATTTAGTTATGTCTTTTTCTATTGCTCTTTGGATTAGAGATACAGCATTAAGATTACAAAAAGATAAGAATGACCAACAATGGGCTGTTATGAATGGTATTTTACAAAATAATGGTAATACAAATTCAGAAGCGGCATCAGGTTTTTCAAAAGGTGATACTAATAGAGAAAACCCATTTGAAATGAATACAGGTAAAGATAGAGAAGACTTGACCTGGTTAATTAAATAATAAGAGGTAAAAATGGCACAGAACGAAAATATATTTACAAGACTAGGAAAATTATTTTCAAGTCAAATAGTAGTTAGACAAACACTTGATGGTAATGTAAAAGTCAAAGATGTTGATTTTGCACAGACAAGTTTATCAACAAATTTCGTAGATAGATATAACAGACTATTTAATAGTCAAAATGCTGCATGGGGGAGTGCATATGCAGCTAAACAAAATTCACAAAATGCATATGATGCACAACGAAGAGAATTATTTAGAGATTATGAAGTTATGGATTCAGACCCAATTATTTCTTCTGCATTAGATATATACTCTGATGAATCAACTATTGATAATACTGAAAACAGAATTTTAAATATAAAAACAAACAATCCTAAAGTATATAAAATATTACATAATTTATTTTATGATATTTTAAACATAGAATTTAATTTATGGCCTTGGATTCGTAATATGACTAAGTACGGTGATTTCTTTTTAAAACTTGATATATTAGACAAACACGGTATAATGAATGTTAAACCAATATCAGTTTATGAAGTTCAGAGATTAGAAGAGCACGACCCAAACGACCCTAAAAAAGTAGAGTTTCAAATTTCAGAACCTAATCAAGGTAATTATACTATTAAAGATGGTGATACAAATAAAGAATTGTTACAGAACTACGAAGTAGCTCACTTTAGGTTGTATGGTGATGCTAATTTTTTACCATATGGTAAATCAATGTTAGAAGGTGCTAGAAAAGTTTGGAAACAATTAACTCTAATGGAAGATGCTATGTTAATTCACAGAATTATGAGAGCACCAGAAAAAAGAGTATTTAAACTTGATATTGGAAACATACCTCCAAATGAAGTAGAAAATTTTATGAATCAAGTTATTAATAAAATGAAAAAAATACCTGTTATAGACCAACAAACAGGTGAATATAATTTAAGATATAATGTTGAGTCAGTAACAGAAGATTACTTCTTACCTGTTCGTGGTAGTGATTCGGGTACAGAAATAGATACTTTACCTGGTTTATCTAACAATGACGCTATTGAAGATATAGAATATCTAAGAAACAAAATGATGGCAGCTTTAAAAGTTCCAAAAGCATTTTTAGGATATGATGAACAAATAGGTAGTAAGGCTACATTGGCTGCTGAAGATGTTAGATTTGCTAGAACAATAGAAAGATTACAAAAGGTTGTATGTTCTGAATTAGAAAAGATTGCTATTGTTCACTTATACACACAGGGATTTGAAGATGCTGAATTAATTGATTTTGATTTAGAATTAACAAATCCATCAATGATACATCAACAAGAAAAACTAGAATTACTAACACAACAACAAGAGATTGCAAATAATTTAATGGAAAATAAATTATTTTCAAGAAAATGGATATATGAACACATATTTGAACTTGATGATAATATGAAAGCAGAAGTTTTTGATGGTATTATTGATGATACAAAACAAAAATTTAGATTAGACCAAATTGAAACTGAAGGTGTTGACCCAGCTGACCAACCTCAAGAAGGAGATACTTCAGATAATGAAGACGATGTTATGGCAAGAAGAGGTGAATGGGGTGGTGATAGACGAAGTGGAACTGGTAAGAAAGAATTTGGTAATGAATACTCAGCCAAAGATATAAAAGATGCAACAAAGTACGAAAGAGAACGATATGGTAAACGAGAGTTTAAAGGTGGTTCTCCATTGGCTACATCAAAGGGTGGGACAATAGTTGCACGAGAAGGTTTGATGAAATCTTTAAAACAGAAATTTGGAACGGAAACAGACAAAGGAATGTTAAATGAGGATTCTATAATTGATGAATAAAATTACAATAAATATATGGTTATTTGGGATTTTCATATATTTATATATGAATAATTACACATATGCTACGGAGACAAAGAATGCAAAATAAAACTAAACATTCCAAAATCCGTAATTCAGGATTATTGTTTGAATTTTTACTCAGACAGATAACTTTAGATGTGCTTAACAAACACAATTCAAGTAAAGCTGTTCAGATGATAAAAGAGAACTTTAATGATAATACTGAATTGGGAAAAGAATTGGGGTTGTATAATGTGCTGTTAAATACTAAATTTAATGATGACAAGAAAGCAGAATTTTTCATTAATGAAGTTTTACAGCAAAGACAAAAAATAAACAATTCAAAGTTACGAAGAGAGAGATATAATTTAGTTAGAGTCATTAAAGAAAATTATGATATGACAAAATTATTATCTTCAAAGGTTAAAAATTATAAATTATATGCTACAATTTATAAATTATTTGAAATTAACCAATTGTCTCCAGAAGAAAAAACAGAATCATTTTTTAATATCGTAGAACATATAACAACACCAGAAAACACAATCAAATTATCAGAGACTATCGGTGGTGGTATTATTCCTGATGATGAAGATTTAAGAATCCTTACTTACAGAACTCTTTTAGAAAAGTTTAATGCAAAATATTCTAAATTAAATAAAAGTCAAAAAAATCTTTTAAGAGAATATATTAACAATGTATCAAATACTAATTCTTTAAAAGATACAATTCAACTGATTGTTAAAGAGTTAAAAAAAGATTTACAAAATAGTAAGAAAAATTTAACCGACAAAGTAGTCAAAATCAAAATGTCAGAAGCTATAAAGTCAATAAATGAAATGTGTGGCTTAAATGATAACTCAAATATTGTAAAAGATAAATATGTTTTACAAACAATGAGATATTTAGAACTTTTAAAGGAGTTGAAGAAAAGTGGAAAAAAATCAATTCAAAAATAAAATCAAAGAAATAATGCTAGAATTATTAAAAGATTATGAATTGGATGAAATTACAACTACAGGTGATATTGCAGCATATTCAACACCTTTTGCATTTAAAAAGAAAAAAAAGAAAAAGAAAAAATCTGAAACTGAAGGTGGTCACGAAAGTCCTGATGTATTTGGATTTTCAAAAGTAAACGAAGAATTATCACAACAAGATGTTGTGCAAATAAGAAAATTAATAAAAGGCATTTTAAACGATATGTTTAGAGATATTTGGTTAAAACGAAATGCCTGGAATAGAACATAGGAGAAATTAAATGCCATCAGAAGTAACAGCATCAATGTATGAAGCAGCAGGAAGTGTCGGGACTGCAGGAATAACACGAGATTATCAGATGGTTCCTAGGTCTGATTATCCGACTGATTTTAATAATGTAACTTTACCAGCTGGTTATACAATTCAAGAACGACCTAGTTCAGTTATCATTAATAAAACTGGAATATATAAATTTTTATATACCACTACAGCTTCTATAGGTGGTATTTCTGTTAATGAGGCATATGTATCAGGTTCAGAAGTTGTAAACGGAGGACCAGTAGAATTACCAATTCAACCAGTTGCTTGGGCAAATGCAGGAACATCAGCAGTAGGTCAAGTAACATTTGTTTATAAAGGAGTCAAATAATGAAACAAGTAATTGTAGATTATATACCATTTGAAATTTCTCCTCAACAAATTAATGAGTCGATGAAAAACAATGATGGGAGATTGGTTGTCAAAGGTACATTACAAAGAGCAGAAGCAAAAAATCAAAATGGTAGAGTTTATCCAAGAGAGACTTTGATGAGAGAAGCTGAAAAGTATTCATCGGTTCAAATTAAAGAAAGAAGAGCTTTAGGTGAATTAGACCATCCTGACTCGTCTGTTGTTAACTTGAACAATGTATCTCATAATATATTAGAAATGCATTGGGATGGTGATGATTTAAATGGTACGGTTGAAGTACTAGGTACACCAGCAGGAAACATATTAAAAGAATTATTTAAATCAGGTATTAAACTTGGTATATCATCAAGAGGACTTGGTTCAGTAAAAGATATGAATGAAGATGATTCAGTAGAGGTTCAACCAGACTTTGAACTTATTGCATTTGACTTTGTATCTAATCCATCTACACACGGAGCTTTCTTATCACCAACAAATGAAGGAAAATTAAATGAAGGTGTTGGTACAAGAGATGGTGTGTGTTGTCACGATTGTAAAATTGAAAACATAATTAACGATATATTCAGAGGAGAATAAGATGGATTATAAAAAAATGATGGGGTATGGTGATAAGAAAAAAATATCCAAACCTAAAGTGAATGAAGTTCTTAACTCTGTAAAAAAAGAATTTGGTGATTTAAATGAATCTATAACTTGGAATAATAGAAAATTCGGTGAAAGATTACCTACAATGGAAGATTATCAAGAAGCACACGATAAGAAAAATATGCAAGAAGGTCCAGCATATGAATATAAAAAACATCATAATAAAATTAGTAAATCTTTAAAAGACTTACAAAAAAATTATTTAACCTTTTATGATAGTTTAAGAAAAAAAGGTATGCATGACGAAGCTGCTGACTTTCTTGATAACTATAAAAAGAATGTAGTTGGTTTTACTAAAAAATATAATAAAGATTTCGGAAAATTACTTTAATGCCTTCCCAATCTAAACAACAACAAAAGTTTTTTGGAGTTGTTAAGTCGATGCAACAAGGTGATACACCTAAAAAAGGAAAAGCAGGAAAAGCAGCTAAATCAATGAGTAAAGATGATGTTGATGATTTTGCTTCAACTAAACATAAAGGATTACCCAAGAAGGTAAAACGAGAAATGAAAATAAGAGCGTTGATAAAAAAATTAGTTAGAGAAATAATGTCTGAGGGAAAACTTACAGAAGATTTCAAAAACAACAAATGGGAAGTATATGTTGCAGATGAAAAAGGTAAAGAAAAAATTGTAAAAGTGGCTAAATCTAAAAGAGCTGGAGTTATTCTTTACAATAAATTAATCAATACAGATAAATATCACGAAGTTGGAATGAGAGTAATTAAAGAAGGAAAACTTACAGAAGGAAAAGAAACAATATTTGATGTTGCTGCTAAAGTAATGAAAGATAAACAACATCAGAATTACAAAAGTAAAAAAGGAAAAATAATGGTAGATATGCAATCAGCAAATCTATTAACACAAGTTTCTAAAAAAGCAAAACCACAAGTGATAAAGTTTTTATCAGATTTAGGACATAAGGACCCTAATCAATTAATGCGAACTTTATGGGCGATAGTAAAATGATTAAGTTAAAAGACATATTATCAGAAGCATTAGATGGTAAAAAAATTAAAAAAGAATTAAACACAAGTTTAAAAGGTGTTAGGAAAAACAATTTTACTTTAGCAAGAGAATTAAATAAAATTAATAAAACTAAAGCCAAACAAGTTATGTCTTTATATAAACGATACATAATCGAATATCAAATTCGAATTGAAAAAATACTGAGAGATGTGAAATGAAAATAACAATGAAAAGATTAAAAGAAATCATTAGAGAAGAACTTGTTACAGAAGCTGATATTGACAAAAAGGTAGATACTAAAGAAATTGTAAAACGAATGATGAAAAATTTTAAAGGTCAATATGCTTGGGTTGGTAAAGCTTGGTCTAAAGAACTTCTTAGAAAATATAAAAAAGGTATGTCTCAAACTGATTTCATAATAGATGCAGAAAATTTAAAAAATACATTTGGTGGTCAAGGTATTGATACGATTTTTAAAGGTTTGAATGAAAAAGTATTCGGTTCACAAGCACAATATGATGCGTATAGAAAGAAAAATAATTTAAAACCTGGTAGTAAACATAAGGTAGCAGGTAAAACGGTAACCGTTAGGGGTAAAGGAAAAATATCAAAAGCTGCTGCTAAGAAAGCTGACAAATTTGCAGCTGCTCAAAATGCTAAAATGGATGCTGCAGAAAAAATGGCTGATAAAGAGAAGAATAAAAACATATCTAAAAAAGATAAAAAGACTTTAGGTAAAATATCTAAAATGATGAAGATGGCTAACGAAGGTTCAGAAAAGATACCAGGTGAGTTGAAAAGATATATGGATAAATTTTTAATTAGATTAAAAGACAGAAATTTAGTAAGAGCTAAAAAGAAAGAAGTTTTAAAACAAGTATTACAATCTTTAAGCATATCACCTAAAGAGTTAATGATGTATATTCAACGAGTTAAAAGAGAAATCTAAAATGATTAAATTAAAAGAGATATTAACAGAAAAGAAAAAATTGGGTGATAAGGCTCTACTGAACATTAAAAAAATGACAGATAGAAATAACCATACAGAAAACAGAAGAAAGTTATCAAGTTTGATGGGAAATGATAAGTTGGCTCAATTCTATAAAGCTATGGCTACACTTAATTTAGTATTTAATGGTACTAATAGTGAAATGAATAAACTTAATCAAAAGATGGAAAAGGAATTTTATAAACAGATAAGAAAATCTTATTTAAATGCAGAAGAGATTATAGGACTATTCTAATGAAACTTAAAGATTTATTAAACGAATTAGCAATCATTCCAGGTAAAATTTATACACATAAATCAGACCCTCCGTTTAAAACACCTAAACAGGTAGAGGAAGATATTAATGAAGCTGGTTCAATTGGTGGAGCTCTTAATATGAGTAGTATGGAAGATAGTTATACAGCTCCAAAAAGAGATACATCTCATAAAAATCAAGGTGTTTATTTACAAAAGTTCTCATCAAAAGAGGCCAAAGCAATTGTAGATGGTGGTTTAAAAAATTATGTTAAAGATTTAAGAAAACTACAAGGTAGAGTAGTAAAAGATTGGATGAAAGCATCAAAGTCAAATCAAATTGATTTCTTTGATATTATACGAGGATTAAAAACGGGTGATGTACGAAGAGCACATTCTTACGAAACAGATTTTTTAGTTAGTTTATTAACAAAAGATAAAATCATAGACAGGTTTAGAAGTTACTTTAAAGGCAAAAAAGGCAAGAAAGGTAGAACTAAATAATGGCAACGAATAAAGACATCTTGAAA